GGGAACCGTAACACCGGGGACTGGAACAAATCTTCCTTTAATACTGGTTGTTTTAATACAGAAGAAAATAAGGTTTTGTTATTTAACAAACCGTCTGAATGGACTCGTAGTGATTGGCTAAGTTCAGATGCCCGCTATTTACTGAATCGGATACCAAAGAATGTTGTTGAGTGGATTTGTGAATCTGACATGACCGATGAAGAGAAAGCTACATACCCAACATATAAAACAACTGGTGGTTACTTGAAAGTGCTTGATGAATCTGAAAGCGGTCAGATTTGGTGGGACGGTCTTAATGAACGCAATCGAAACATAATCAAAGAGTTACCAAACTTTGACGCTGAAATATTTGAACAGGTTACTGGTATCAAGGTGGCTGAATGATGAAATTGATCTTCATGCCACACCAAACCAAAGCACTAATTGAAACAGAATCATTTAACCGGGTTGCTTATTATCTTGATATGGGACTTGGTAAAACCTTTGTTGGTGCTGAAAAAATGTGGCGGTTGAACAATGCGGTGAACTTAGTCATCTGTCAGAAGTCAAAGATAGATGACTGGGTGCAGCACTTCAAAGAATTTTATCCTGAATTTATTGTATTCAATCTTACAAAGAAAAGCGAAGCAAATACTTTTAGAAGTTTGGTGGACTTGCAACAGTTTCAGGATTCAGAAACGGTCATCGGTGTAATTAACTATGAAACGGCATTCAGGCGGTCATATATCAGTCATATGACTGGGTTTACCATGATGCTTGATGAAAGTTCCCTTATAAACAATGAGAACGCAAAGCGGTCAAAATTCATTCTAAAATTAAAACCTGAAAGTGTGATCCTGTTATCAGGTACACCAACTGCCGGGAAGTATGAACGACTATGGTCACAGGTTCAGTTGTTAGGTTGGGATATAACTAAAAAAGCATTTTGGAAAAGCTATGTTGACACTGTTTGGGTTGAAGATGGTGATTTCAAAAGGGAAGTAATTGTTGGATATAAGCATGTCACACACTTAAAAAAGAAACTGGCAGAGTATGGGGCAATTTTTATGAAAACAGAGGAAGTTATTGAACTTCCTGAACAAATTGAACAGATGATCATGGTGAACGTCACTAAGGAATACAAGTATTTTATTAAAAACAGTTACTTGCAGTTAAGTAAACAGAACTTGTCAGAATTTCAACTTGATGATGACTTCTTTGGTTCAAATGAACAGGACTGTATTGAACTTGTTGGTGATAACTCATTGACGAAGATGCTTTATGCAAGACAGTTGTGCGGGCAGTATCACAAAGAAAAACTGCAAGCATTGCGAGACTTGGTTGAATCCACAGAAGATAGACTGGTTGTATTCTACAATTTTACAGAAGAACTTAGGCAAATGCAAAATCATTTGGACGAACTAAATAGACCTTATTCGGTTCTGAATGGCTCAACAAAAGATTTGAGCGCATATGAAAATTATGATGATTCTATTACATTCATCCAGTATCAGGCGGGTGCTATGGGTGGAAACTTCCAAAAGGCAAACAAAATTATTTACTATACTTTGCCACTGGGTAAGGGTTCCTGTGATCTTTGGGAACAGTCCAAGAAAAGGATTCACCGGATTGGTCAAAATAAAACCTGTTTTTATTACTACCTACTGGTTAAAGGAAGCATTGAAGAACAGAACCTTAAATCGCTAAAGGTTGGAAAGGATTATACAGATGAATTATTCAAAAAATCTTAGCAGAATAGCTATGGCCAAAAGAATCATCATATCTTGGATTGTCATAGCCCTAATATTTGGTGCCATTGGTTTTACTGTTGGGTATGCCAAAACTCATATAACAGTCAATAAGAAAGATGAAGCAGTAAAGACAGTCGTTGATTACACTGTTACAGAAAATACTCTATATGGTGGTGTTACAAAAGCATTGCAAGTGAAACTGCCATATACATGGAAAAGTAAAACATACGATTTCAAACCATTGAATGTGAATATGAGCAATGAACTACAGGAGTATGTTTTCTATTTATCAGAGTCATACCAAATTGATTTTTCATTTGTGATGGCAGTTATACAACATGAAAGCCAATTCAATCCAAATATTATAAGCAGCACTCATGACTATGGCTTGATGCAAATTAACCAGTGTAATCATGAATACATAAAAGAAACGCTTGGGGTTACAGACTTCCTTGATCCATACCAAAATGTTTACAGCGGGGTATTTATTCTTAGGCAGTTATTCCAAAAGTATAATGATCCGGCGAAGGTGCTGATGGCTTATAACATGGGCGAAGTTACTGCTAAAAAACTTTGGGACAAGGGTGTTTATTCATCTGACTATTCAGAAAGCATTATGACAATTCAAAAACAGTACAGTGAGCAGTTAGGAAGGTGAACTTAAATGAGTAAATTTGTGTGTGAGCATGAGCGTGATAAGGTTGGTTTAAAGTATTGTGCGATTAAAAATGGTAGAGCAAACTGTTATTTTTGCAATCATTACGGAAAATGCCATTTATGTAAACATCAATGTTCTAGACAGTGTAATAAATGTGAATTTAATAATAAACCGTCACATATTTGAGAAAGAAGGCGGGTGGATGAAAAAGACGTGTGTTGTTTGTGGATGCATCATTGATGAATCGGCAGAATCAACAATTTGTGATGTGTGTCAGGATGACTTAGATGAATCCAACCCACATAGACAATGGGAAAAAGATTATGAAGGTAGGTGACTATAATGGCTGCTGAAAAGAATTTTGAAAATAAGGTCAAGTCATATCTGAAAGATAATGGTTGTTGGTTTTTGAAATACTGGGGTGGTGCAGCTTATACAAAAAGTGGCATACCGGATATATTGGTTTGTTGCAAAGGTAGGTTCTTGGGAATTGAAGTCAAAGCACCAAACGGTAAACCATCTGATTTGCAGATTTACAACTTAAGACAGATTGATAAAGCGGGCGGTATTGCAATTCTTTTATACCCAAAGGATTATGACTTATTTAAGCGGTTAGTTGATGACCCAAATGATCAGAAACTATATGAAGTATTGAAATCAAGGTGGAAACACTTTGAATCAATTATAAATAATCAAAGCAAAGGAGATTAAAGCTATGCCAACAAAGAAAAAAGAAGCACTCACAAGTGCAAACGAAACTGAAAACACATCTGTTGCAGCGGATGAAATGATGGAAGGTGCAACAGAAAAAGCAAATGCTACCAATTACAACTATGAGGACATTATCAAGTCATCGTTGCTTAAAACCGGTAGAGAAGGTGTAATTGATCTGATTGCATATATGCGTGAAATTGGATTTTTCACCGCACCGTGCAGTGGTGGTAACCATTTATGCAAGCCGGGTGGACTAGCTGAACACAGCGTAAATGTAATGTGGGCTGCTGAAAAACTAAGCGTTGCCTTGCTTGGTGGTAAGAACATCACAGATGAAATCAGAAGTTCCATTGTAATTGCTGCACTACTCCATGATTTTGGTAAGTGTGGTGACTATGAAAAGGCTCTTTATGTACCAAATGTATTGAAGTCAGGAAAAGTGTCAGACAAAAAGCCGTTCTTGCGTAACAAAGACCTATCAAACGTCCCTCATGCAATCAGAAGCGTCAAACTAGCAACTTTATTCATTGACCTGACAGAAGATGAAGAATGGGCTATCTTAACACACGATGGCTTATATGACTTCATGAAGTATGAAATGATGGGTCATGAAACTTGGTTATCTATGCTGATCCATTGGGCTGATATGTGGTCATCCAAGATCATTGAACATGATGATTCAGAAGAAGGGTCAGGCGAAGAATGATGGATAAGATAAAAATGGATTCTTGCATTAATGAATACAAGCAGAGAGTCAGAAAACTGGAAGAAAAGAATGCTGCACTGGAAGCTGAAAACGTTGCATTGAAATACACAATGAATGACATTGAAGCAACCAATCATATCATGCAAGAAACAATTAACTGTATGTGTGATGACATTGAACAGGAAGTTGCAGCGGAATGTGGTTGTGTGGTTCTTGCTAATAGCACCTGTTATCAGGACTTTATTGGAATCCTTATGAATAACGGCTATACCGTAGAGATTGAACCAATTCACAAAGGGCGATCATTGAAAATTACAATCAAGGAAGGTGATGAATGATGGAAGATATTAAGAATGCAATAGAATTTGCAATTGCAGCCTTTAAAGCAGAATACGGTGAAGATGCTAAGTTTGAAGAAGGTGATGAAGTTGTTTTCCAGTTTAATAACTGTACTTTGATCATGGGTATTGAGGATAACACCTTGAAAGAAAAGTTCATTGGCGGTCAGCCAATTAAAGTTGACTATGCATTAAAAATCTATGAAGGTGAGGAAAAAGAAGATGAATAGAAATCGTCATCTAAGTGAAAAGAATTATGAAAAGAAAGTTCAGCCACATATGCCTTGGGCTATAGCTACGAAAAAACGCAGCGCAATTAACCCTAGGACAAAGAAGGGACAGGTGAAATAATATGGCACAAATGGTTTTAGTTATGGGGGAATCCGGTACTGGTAAAAGCACCTCTTTAAGAAATTGTAATCCGGCAACAACTGCAATAGTAAACCCAGTAGGTAAGCAGTTACCGTTCAGAGGTAAGTTTGACATGTTGAACAGTGTAACAGATGCACGCAAGATTACAAAGTACATGAGAGAAAAAGTCGCAGAAGGTAAGAAACTAATTGTTGTTGATGATTTTCAGTACATATTGGCAGTACCGTACATGAATAGAATTAAAGAAACCGGATGGGACAAGTACAATGACTTTGGTTCCAATTACTTTGAAATCATTGAGGTATGCAAAGACTTACCGGATGACGTAATTGTTGCTTATCTTACCCACTTAGAAACACTGGATAACGGTCTCACCACTGTAAAACTGATTGGTAAACTGTTACGTGAGAAAATCACTATTGAAGGGTTATTCACAGTAGTCCTTAGAACTGGTGTAAATGAAGGGAAGTATTACTTCTATACACAGAACAGTGGAAGGGACACAGTAAAATCACCACTTGGGATGTTCCCGGCATATGCCATTGACAATGATCTTAACTATGTTGCCGATAAGATGCGTAATTTCTATGAAGTTGGTGAATACAAGACTGATGATGAAATGGGACAAGCCGACAAAGCGGTTGCAGCAGATGTTGAAAAACCAAGCACTGGTGGTGGAAGAAAGGCAAGAGGTTCAAAGAATACTGAAACAGAGTCATTAAAAGAAGAACAGTCTACTGATGGAACTATTAAGGAATCTACAGAATCAGAAAATACAGCAGCCACTTCTACAACTGGCAGACGTTCAAGGGGGTCACGCAACACCACTGGAAAGACACACGATGAAGTAGTTGCTGAAAATGATCAGAAAAAAGCTGATTACGTGGCAGCTTGTGATGAAGCTGTTGACGGTATTGCAAACGGACGTGAAGAAATTCCTTTTGATGAAGCAATGGATGCACGTGATAAAGTAGATCAACCTGATTTGCAGACACCACCAAGAAGAACCCGCAAGGAAAGAGTTGCAAAAGAGGACGTTGGGCTTACGACTGATCCGGGTGACAACCCTGGATCAAAACCAGTCGGTGGTGTAATGAATCTACCGGAAGAAGTAGCAGAAGAAGGTACACATACCCGCAGAACAAGAAGAACACGATAATAAGAAAGGTTAAAAGGTGAAATATTATGGCAGTAGATTTTAGCGCATTTGATGAAAAAGTTGATTTGAACGCATTACAGAAGGAAGTTGAGGAATCAAACAGTAGTGATTTTGATGACGTGGCAGATGGTACATATGTTGTCAGTATTGAGAAGATGGAACTGACACTTACCAAAGAAGGTAAGAAACCAATGTTTGCGGTACAGTTCAAAATCAAAGAAGGTGATCAGAAGGGAAGAATGGTATTCTTCAATCGTGTGGTTGGTGGTAATAAGAACAGCGACAAGTGGAACGATGGCAAGGCAATCAAGTCTGTTATCACATGGTTAGAAAAACTTGAAACTGAAACAGCACCTGAATTTGTAAATTATGCTGACTTTGCTGAATGCATCCTTGATATTTTTCAGGAAGTACAGGGCAAAGTTGAACTGGAGATTGATTACGCTGCAAAGAAGTTCAATCCAGTAACAATTCAGGAAGTATACGATCTTTAATTTTTTTAAACAGAAAGTTCAATGAAGTTGAACTAACATTGAGTAAGGCGGTGGTTGGGTCATACTGACCACCGTCATTTTGAAAGGGTGTGGCGAAGTGATATTTTACGATTTTGAGGTTTTCAAGCATGACTGGCTTGCGGTATTCATTGATGTTACCAATAAGACAGAAAAAGTGATCATAAATTCCCCGGATGAACTAAAAGCCTATTATGAAGCCAATGTTAAGAACATTTGGGTAGGATATAACAATCGTCACTATGATCAGTATATCATGAAGGGCATCCTGTTAGGCATGAACCCAAAACTTATAAATGACTGGATTATTGCACAGGGAAAAGAAGGGTGGCAATACTCAACAGTATTTAATAAAGTTCCCATGATCAATTATGATGTAATGCCGAACCCACCAATAGGATTGAAAACACTGGAAGGTTTTCTTGGTTCAAACATTAAGGAAACAGAAGTTCCATTTGATATAGATAGACCGCTGACACAAAAGGAGATAGAACAAACAATTTTCTATTGTCGGCATGATGTAGAAGAGACAATCAAGGTATTTTTACAAAAGATAGATGACTTTAATGCAATGCGTGAAATTGTTCAGGCTTTTCCGAACATGGTTTCCATGAAAGATATAGGTGACAGTGAAGCACGTATTACTGCAAAGGTTCTTGGGTGCCAAAAACAGGATTTTAATGATGAATTTGATTATTTCTTTCTACCCTGTTTGAAGCTGAACAAATACAAGTATGTAATGGACTGGTTTGCATCCGCAGTAGATGACTGCACCAAGGAAATGAAAGCAAAATACAATGATCCAAAAACCAAGGCATCGGAAAAATACAAATATGACTGGACTGATGAATATTGGTGGAACAAATTCTTTTATAATCGTTCCTTAGAAATAACTGTTGCGGGGATTCCGCACACATTTGGTTTTGGTGGTCTACATGGGGCAACAGAAAAACCAATACATAAAACCGGGCAACTTCTCCATGTTGACGTAAACAATTATTATCCTTCCATGCTGATTGCTTGGGGACTGGTCACAAGGGCATCAACCAATGACAACTTCAAATTGGTATATGACACAAGAAAAGCATTGAAGTATAAACAGACCCATGCAGCAACCAAGGTCGAATCAAAGAAGTTTAAGAAAATGCAGTTGCCATATAAGAAGATGCTGAATGCGCTTTCAGGTGGGATGAAGGACAAGACTAATCCGGCATATGACCCAAGAAATAACAACTGCATGTGTATCAATGGTCAGCTTATGCTACTTGATCTGATTGAGCATTTGGAAGTTGTACCGGGGTTTGAACTTATACAGTCGAATACGGACGGTCTTATTATATGGATTCCTGACACAGACGAAGCCTTTAATATGGTGGATGATATTTGTTATGAGTGGGAAAAACGTTGCAGCACTGAAAAATGTTCAATTCTTCTTGAACTGGATAACATATCAGAAATTTATCAGAAGGATGTAAACAATTATCTTTGGGTTGCGTCTGATGGTAGCGTTGAACGAATTGGGGCATATCTGAAAGAACTATCACCGATTGACAATGATCTTCCAATTCTGAATAAAGCATTGGTTGATTACATGGTTCATAAGACCCCAGTGGAACAGACTATCAGCCAATGTGATGACCTGATCCAGTTTCAAAAGATTGTGAAGCTATCCAGTAATTACAAATGGGTAGAACATGAGCATTGTGCACCCAATGAAGTATGGACTGGTGTAAGGGTCAAGAAGATGCATTTGGAATATCCAAGAAGTATCAGATACACATACAAATCATACCGGGTGTTTGCTTCAAAGGATATTCATGACGGCAGACTTCTAAGGTGTGGCGGTAAGAAAGCAAAAGGTGAGAAGTTTGGCAATACTCCTGAACACTGCTTCTTATTCAATGATTCTGTTGATGGTGTAGAAGTAACAGGCAATCTTGATAAGGATTGGTATATAGATTTAGCAAAAAAACGATTAAAACAATTTGGTGTTCTATAACATCAGGAAAGGAAGGTATTGATGGACTTAAATATTAAGTACAAGAATGGTTCAATGATTGTTCATTTGGAAGAACTTCTTTCTACTAGAAATATTTCTAAAATCCGAAAGTTAGTCAAGGTCATACAAAACAGTGACACACCGAATGAAATCAAGAATGTTCAAACCTATATTGAACAATTCAATAACAATTATGATGCATCGCAAATGCTGACGAAAAAAGAGATTACTGGGTACAGTCAGAAAGTGGCATTCAGTCAACAACAGTTAGAAGTTTGCTTGAATAATAGGGGGAAATATCCAAAGAAAAGCGATGGATATAACTATTACAATTCAAATGTAAAAATTAACCGGGAAGGTTTACGGTGTATGAAAATGTGGTTGAGAAGTAAGCAACAGGAATTTAGCAGCAGACAGAGGGAACAGAGGTTTTTGGAACGTGTATCAGAAATTATATCGTAAGGGTAGGTGGAAAAATCATGCTTTACAAAGGTTATGTTGAAACCAAGGGCAAGCAAAGTATTGAAAAGTTGAAAGGCAGAACCAAATTCAAACCCTATGACGAAGTTAAGGACTTGAATGGGTTCGGTGGTATTTTGGCAGATGACACTATTCTTATTGATATTGATGACACTGAACAATCTGAAATGATGATGAACATTGTGGAAGAATATCAGCTTGATTGTAGGGTTTATCAAACTTCAAGGGGTAGACACTTTTTATTCAAGAATAAGCATGTTCAGAGAAACCGCACCCATGTACAGTTGGCAGTTGGTTTGACTGCTGACATTAAACTTGGGTCACGTATGTCATATGAGGTCATAAAGATTGATGGGGTAGAACGTTTCTGTGAATGGGATATTGAAGAAGGTGGAAAGTATCAGGAATTGCCTAAATTCTTATTTCCGGTAAAAGCATCTGTTGATTTCATGGAAATGGTTGCGGGGGATGGAAGAAATCAAGCATTGTTCAATTATATTCTGACCTTAACCTCAAATGATTTCACAGTGGAAGAAACAAGGGAAGCAATACGAGTATTAAACAAATTCATTCTGAAAGAACCCCTGTCAGATGAAGAACTGGATGTGATTCTTAGAGATGAAGCATTTCAAAAGCCTGTGTTTTTCATTGGCTCAACATTCCAGTTTGATAGATTTGCATTTTATATGAAAAACACATCCCATATTGTCAAGATCAACGGTCAGTTACATATTTTCAAAGATGGTATTTATATCAATGGTTACAAACAAATTGAAGCTGAAATGATTCGGCAGATACCGAATTTGAAAAAGATGCAACGGCGGGAAGTAATAGAGTACATGGAATTGATTGTAGAGGACAAGGTTCAGGCAGACGCTCGTTACATTGCATTTAATAATGGGGTCTTAGACATAGCAACAGGCGAACTGCAAGCATTTAGCACTGAAATAGTCATCACAAACAAAATACCTTGGGATTATGACCCGGATGCTTACAATGAACTTGCTGATCAGACATTGAACAAATTGGCTTGTGATGACACTACCATCCGGTCATTATTGGAAGAATGTATTGGATATTGTTTCTATCGTAGGAATGAATTAGGCAAGGCCTTCATACTCACCGGTGATAAGTCAAATGGAAAAAGTACTTTTCTTGATTGTATAAAATCAATACTGGGGGATCAGAACATATCAGCACTGGATTTGAAAGAACTGGGTGACAGGTTCAACACTTCTATGATGTTTGGAAAATTAGCAAACATAGGTGATGACATAGGTGATGACTTCTTACAGGGGTCACAGGTCAGTATATTCAAGAAGATTGTAACAGGTAACAGAATTAAGGCAGAACGAAAAGGACAAGACCCATTTGAGTTCAACCCATTCATTAAACTTCTGTTTTCAGCGAATGACATACCAAGAATGAAGGACAAGACTGGTGCAGTGCTTAGAAGATTGGTTATTGTACCATTCAATGCCACATTTTCAAAGTCTGACACTGACTATGATCCATTCATAAAATATAAGTTGGTAAGTCAGGAGTCCATTGAATACTTGATTGCATTGGGTGTGGAAGGTCTGAAAAGAATCATCACAAATGAAGAATTTAGCAAGTCTACCAAGGTTCAGCAGCAGATTGATGAATATGAAGAAGAAAACAATCCAATCCTTGCCTTCATTGCAGATTGTGGTGTGAATATGATTGAAAATGAACCAACCAATGAAGTGTACAAACGGTATCAGGTGTTTTGTGCTGATAATTCCATGACACCAATGAGTAACATTGTATTCAGCAAGCAGATAAATAAACGGCTGAATTTGGAAGTTGAAGTTGTGAAGCTGAACAACCAAACAAGGCGAATATTTAAGAAAAAATTTTAAAATCAAAGTTCAATCAAAATGAACTGAAAGGACGGTAAAACTTATAGTGGCAGACAATATTCGTATCCTTGAATTATTTGGTGGTATAGGATCACCAAGAATTGCACTTAGAAATCTTGGTGTCCCAGTGAAATCCATTGACTATGTGGAAATAGATGAAAAGGCAGTAAGGTCTTACAATGCAATGTTCGCTAATGAAATGCAATATGATGTTCAATCAGTCATTGGTTGGAATTTAAAACCTGATATTCTCATACACGGTTCACCTTGTCAGGATTTTTCTATTGCCGGGCATCAGGGATCAGCAACCGGTGAGGATAGAGTGAATAAAGGTATGGGTGGTGATGAAGGAAGTGGGACACGTAGCAGTTTAATGTGGGAAACGGTGCACATAATTGAACAGATGCAAGAATGGAAACCAAAAGTTGTTGTGTGGGAAAATGTGAAAAATGTACTGTCAAATCACATGATCCATAACTTTGAAAAGTATCTTTCATACATGGAAGAACTTGGTTATGTTAATAGTTTTAAGATATTAGATGCAAGAAACTATGGACTACCTCACGCAAGAGAAAGGGTTTTTACTGCATCAGTGCTTGGAACTGTCAAGTTTGATTTTGACCAAATGAGGCAAAAGTCAATGCGTAATATTCAGGATTTTCTTGAACATGGGGAAGTTCCTGATTGCTATATGGTTACACAGCCAAGTGTTTATTCTGTCATAGGTAAGAAAGGAATAAGGCGGGCAACAGTAATAGGTGACTATTGCAATACTATAACTACAAGACAGGACAGAACACCCGCACAGGTCATTGACCTTGGTAGTGGAAGGTATAGGTATCTGACTGAATTGGAATGTTGGCGGTTAATGGGATATTCAGATAATGATTTCTATGCTGCTGAATTAACATGTCCTGTACAGCAAAACAAAATGAATAGAACTCTTTATCACCAAGCGGGTAACTCAATACCGGTGCCTATTTTTGAAAGTATGTTCAAAGCAATGATTGAACAAGGTTTTATTGAATGGAAGGGTGTGATCATGTGAAACGTATGTGCAGTATGTGCTGTGCACCAAAGAATGAAATAGAATTTAGATTCATGAGAAAGCAAAATAGATACAACTCTTATTGTAAACAATGTGAAAAATTATATCAGCGTGAGTACCAAAGGTATCGCAGAGAAGGTTTAAAAGAAAGGGTAAATGCATGAGAAAAGGAAGAAATCAGGAAGGTTACGCTGACCCAACAGCATCCAGTGCAATAAACACAGTTAGTAAAATGGAATCAGAAGCAGACAAACGTGCCTATAATTTGGTAAATACTTTGAAGTCTACAATACATGCAGCGGGTTTTGAATTGATAGACCACATACAGTTGAAAGATACCAAATCAGGAAGGGTGTACAGGTAAACATATGAGGAAAAAAGAATGAGTGATTTAATAATTGATGGTATAGAAATGTCATACGAAGAAGCACATAGAATGTTATGGAACTGGCTTGCGGAAAATCCGAATTGTAACAATGGGGACTTTTTCGAGTTTCATAAATGTTCGGAGCACCCGCTAAATGATTGCTTTGCTTGTGAAAAAGCTGATAGGAATTGCAAGCATTGCCCGATAAAGTGGACTTACTATGATTCAGAGATACCGTGTTATGAAGAGTATAAAATTATTGGTGAGCATGAAAAGATTACATCCGCAGAGCGTGTTGCACAAGCGAAACAAATTGCAGAACTGCCGTGGAAAACAGGTGGTTGGTGGTAAGCTACAAACTGAAATATTAAAATTGTAGTAGTGGTTACATATTAGTTATGGTTAGTTACGGTTACAAAGTTACGGTTGAAAGCCTTTATTTGTGCGGTGGTTACGGTTAGTTACGGTTGTATATAACTTTTCTTATATTAGTTTTTGTTATTCAGTATTAGTTATTAAAAGTAAATATATAAGAATATAGACGTGAACCGTAACCGTAACCAAGCGTAACCAGTAGATATTATAAGGGTTTGATACAGTTTTTAGGTGAAAAGTAACCGTAACCGAAGCGTAACTTTTCATGAAAGGACGGATTAAATGAGTGAAGAAAAGAAAAAATATTTGACCGCAAGACGGTATTTAGAACAATTACAAGAAATTGATACAAATATTAATCAGGATTTAGAACGATTAGCAGATATGAAACTAAATGCAACCTGTACAGGCGGTATTGATTACAGTAAGGAACGAGTTCAGACTTCCACGTCAGGTGATAAGCTGTGCAATGATGTTACAAGGTATACGGCACTTGATGAAGAAATCAATGAAGAAATCGACCGCTTCACAGAAGCAAAGAATCAGATCATATCTGAAATCAGAGGTCTGCACGTGAATAATTACATAAAATTATTATACAAAGTGTATGTGCAGTATAAAAGCATTCATCAGGCATCAAAAGAAATGCATTTATCATATTCATACGTGATAGAACTGCATAAAAAGGCACTTGCTGCCTTTGAAGATACCTATAAAAACCTATCATATTTGACTTAAAACCTACATCGAATGTGTATTGTAAAATACATAGGGCTGTAATATGATAGACTTGTGAAAATGAGGTTACAAAGAATTTATTAAATTCTTTGTAATCTTATTTTTTACCATTATTTAACCGCTGAAAGGGTGCTAAAGACTCCTACCTTTCGGCGGTTTTTTCATGAAAAGTGAGGATATTTTGAAAGGAAGGTGTTGCCGGATGGCAAAATTAACCGAAAAACAACAGTGTTTTGTTGATGAATACCTGATAGACCTGAACGCAACACAATCAGCTATAAGAGCCGGATATTCAGCAAAAACAGCCAATGAACAGGGATCAAGGTTGTTAACAAATGTTAGTATTCAACAGACAATTAGTGAACGCATGGCAGAACGGTCTAAAAGAACAGGAGTCAATCAGGATAGGGTTGTTCAGGAACTTGCAAAGATCGCTTTTGTGAAAATGACCGATATTGTTGATTCACAGGGTAGAATAAAAGACGGTGCGTTAGATGATGACCTGTCTTGCATTGAATCTGTGAAATATAAAGAATCTGAAAGTGATACCGGGTCAAGTGTGGAAAGGGAAGTAAAAATTTCACCAAAATTGAAAGCACTTGAATTACTGGGTAAACATTTGGGAATGTGGAATGACAAATTTGATGTGAATATTGCACTCCCGGTTGTAATTTCAGGAGTTGACTCACTTGAGGACTAAAAAAGTTACATCACAGTATGTTTTTGATTATCAAAAAAGGATACTGTTCCCGGCACAGTATACAATGACTTCATCAGGCAAGGTAGACGTAAAACTTCCGGAAGTAGTCGGTAAGGGTTATGGATCATTTTGGCGGTGGAAGGGTAGATATAGGGTGTGCAAGGGTTCACGTGCATCCAAGAAATCAAAGACAACTGCTTTGTGGTATATCACCAATATGATGAAATACCCTGATGCTAATTTATTGGTTATCAGAAAAACATTCAGAACATTGAAGGATTCCTGTTTCACTGAAATGAAATGGGCTATTCATAAATTAGGTGTGGATGCATTTTGGGAAGTGAAGGAATCACCGCTTGAAATGACATACAAGCCTACAGGACAAAAGATTTATTTCAGGGGGTTAGATGATCCACTGAAAGTAACATCCATAACAGTTGAAACAGGCTGCTTATGTTGGATGTGGATTGAAGAAGCATATGAGATTAGTTCAGAAGCTGATTTTGATATGTTGGATGAATCCATTCGTGGTAGTGTTCCACCGGGATTGTTCAAACAGATTACACTTACTTTGAACCCTTGGAATGAACATCACTGGATTAAGAAAAGATTCTTTGATAACCCGGATGATGAAACACTTGCCTTGACTACAAACTACTCATGCAATGAATGGTTAGATGATGCTGATAAAAAAGTGTTTGAAACCATGCGCAGACAGAACCCAAGACGTTACAAAGTAGCGGGACTGGGTGACTGGGGTATTGTAGATGGTCTTGTGTATGAGAACTGGGAAGAAAAAGTCTTTTCCCTTAATGAAGTAAAGAAAATCAGCGGTGTCAAGTCAGTATTCGGTCTTGACTTTGGTTATACAAATGACCCTTCTGCATTATTCTGTGGCATGATTGATGAAAGTACCAAAACGCTTTGGGTATTCGATGAAATGTACAAGAATGGTATGAGTAATGAAGCCATCGCATCGGAGATCATAAAAAATGGATATGCTAAAGAAAAGATCAGGGCAGATTGTGCAGAACCAAAATCTATTGACCGATTGCGCGAACTTGGTTTGCAGCATATTAGAAAATCAAGAAAAGGTAAGGACTCAATCAGTAATGGAATTGACTTCTTATCTGATTATCGTATTATCATTCACCCAAGGTGTGTGAACTTCCTGACAGAAATCAGTAACTATACTTGGGACATTGATAGTAAGACAGGAAAGAAGATAAATAAACCAATAGACGATTTTAACCACCTTATGGATGCCATGCGTTATGCAGTTGAACAGGCAGTTAAAGGTGATGCATTTAGTTTTGACTAGAAAGGGGTGAAAACGTGGAAATCTTAAATAGGATGTTCGATAGAATATCGCAATTCATGTTATATGGAATCAATGCGGATATGTCAAATAAGGAATACCTTGAACAGTCAATCATGCGTTGGAAAGGATCACCTGAAAGACAGATACAGATCAAGGGTTATTTATATTATGACAATGAGCATGACATTCTAGCCCGCAAGCGTACTATGATCGGTGACGATGGCAAACTACAGATTGTAGAGAATTTACCAAATAACAGGATCATTGATAATCAATATGCAAAAATGGTAAATCAGAAAGCGAACTATTTGTTTGGTCAACCTTTTGCGATGGAATGTGAGAACAAACAGTACCTTGAACTTTTGAAGGAAGTCTTTGATAAGAAATTCATGCGCACACTGAAACGTGCTGCAAAATCATCTTATAACGGTGGTATGGCTTGGGTATTTCCATACTACAATGAAGCGGGCGAATTTAGATTCAAATTGTTCCCATCATATGAGATTCTTCCGTTTTGGAAAGACTCTGATCACACTGAACTTGATGGTGCGGTCAGATTATATTTGGTTGCGGGGTATGATAAGAATGTCCCGGTGATTGTTGAAAAAGTAGAAGTGTATGACATGAATGGTATACACAGGTATATCTTAGACGGTACAACACTGATACCGGATATGACAGTTGATGCACCTGACAGTGGATATGTGACCATTGTGGGTGATGATGGTGTTCAAAGTGTATTGAACTGGTCAAAGATTCCTCTGATTCCATTGAAGTGCAATGAAAATGAAACACCATTACTGAAAAAGGTCAAGTCTTTACAGGATGGAATCAACGTCATGTTGTCCGACTTTGAAAACAATATGCAAGAGGATGCCCGGAATACTATTTTAGTCTTAAAAAACTATGATGGTACAAATTTGGGTGAGTTTAGAAAGAATCTTGCAACATACGGTGCCGTTAAAGTCAGATATGATGGTGATACCAAGGGTGGTGTAGAAACTCTTGAAATACAGGTCAATGCGGAAAACTATAAGTCCATTGTTGAAGTGTTCAAAAAGGCACTGATTGAAAATGCAATGGGTTACGATGCAAAGGATGATCGCCTTGGTGGAAATGCAAATCAGATGAACATTCAAAGTATGTATTCTGATATAGATATTGATGCCAATGATACCGAAACAGAGTATCAGGCAGCATTTGAAGATATACTTTGGTTTGTCAATGCTCACCTTGCCAATTTAGGTAAAGGGAATTTTGAAAAAGAAAAAGTCACAATCATATTTAATCGTGACATAATCATGAATGAATCAGAAGTAATTGATAACTGTCAGAAGTCAGTTGGTATTTTGTCTAATGAAACAATCATCGGTCAGCACCCTTGGGTTGATAACCCACAGTTGGAAATGGAACGATTGGAAAAGCAAAGACAACAGCAGCAGACAGAACTTGAAGCGCAATATGATCCGTTCAATCAGATACAGAAAAACAGTCCTGATGATTCAAATAAGGGCAACCAAGGTGGTGGTATAAATGCCGAATCCAAACAGTGATTATTGGAAAGACCGCTTTGAACAAATTGAACAATCGTCAAACGTTCAAGGTATTCAATGTTATGCTGAAATCGAAAAGCAGTACCGCCGGGCACAAAAAAGCCTTGAAGGTCAGATTGCTGCATGGTATCAGCGTTTTGCAGAAAATAACAGTATCACAATTCTTGAAGCACAAAAAATGTTGACTAATAAAGAATTGCAAGAACTAAAATGGGACATAAATGAATATATCAAATATGGTGAAGAAAATGCTCTTGATGGGGTATGGTGTAAACAACTTGAAAATGCATCTGCAAAGTATCATATTAGCAGATTAGAAGCACTAAAGATTCAGACACAGCAAATTCTTGAAGCCATGTTTGGTAATCAGCTTGATTCCATCGACTCTTCCATGAAAGCAATATACACAGATGGTTATTATCATACAGCTTTTGAAATTCAGAAAGGTTTTGGTATCGGCTTTGACCTTGCTTCACTGGATGAAAAGCAAATATCTAAAGTAATTAATACCCCTTGGGCGGTAGATGGAAGAAATTTCAGTCAACGTATTTGGGGAAACAGGCAAAAACTTGTCAATGAACTGCAAAATGATCTCACACGTAATATTATTTTGGGTCAGAATCCACAGAAAGCTATTGATGCAATTTCCCGGAAGATGAAAACATCTAAAACAAATGCCGGGCGGTTGATCATGACAGAAGAAGCCTTCTTCAATTCAGCAGCACAAAATGACTGTTTCACTGAACTTTCTGTTGAACAATATGAAATTGTGGCAACACTTGACAGTCGTACTTCTGAAATTTGTCAGGACATGGACGGTAAGGTATTTGCTATGAAGGATTATGAGGTTGGTGTTACCGCCCCACCTTTTCACGTATTTTGCAGATCAACAACAGTACCATACTTTAGTGATGATTTTGGTGTTATTGGTGAACGTGCAGCACGTACTAATGATGGTAAGACCTATTATGTACCGTCTAATATGAAATATGATGAATGGAAGGAATCATTTGTTGCTGATTCTATATCAGAGTCAACCAAGAAAACATATTACAAATTCAAAGATATTTTAGGTGATAATTCACCAACAGTTGATGATTTTGCTAAGATACGTTACAATGATAATGATTGGAAAGCATTTAAGGCATACACTTCTTCAATCAAATCAGGTGAATTGACACCACTTGCAGATTTTAAGTTGTATCAGGATGTAAGTAATCAGATCAATGGACAACTGCTTGGAATTGAAACCAGTACAGGTGTGAACATTACAGGAAAGTCAAACCATTCTATCGCAAGGATGATTGGTTCAGTAGAACAAAAAAGAAATGGTGTTGTTGTTTCTGATGTTATGGACGCTTTGACAAGTAAGGAATCTGAAATACTTCCAATTAAGACTTTAACAAACGGCAAAAGTCAGAAGTTTAGAAATGAAGCAGTCGAAGTTTCAATCAACCCTGACACTGGTAATATTATTCAAGTGAATCCAGTACATACAAGAAAGAAGGTGAAATCATGATTATTAAGGACGAACAAATTGAAAAACTAAAACCGTACATTGAAAATATCACTGAACTTGTTCAAAGTGATGATATTCAGGAAATGTTGGATACCATTGATGATATTATTATTGATCACATCCTTGGTAATAATGATGAACCTGACGATGAAGCAATAGAACTTCAAAAACTGTATGATGAAATCAATAATCAGAATTAAGCACTGTCAAATGACGGTGCTTTTTTCATACATAAACAACTGTTAAAACAAAGCAATTCAACCTTTATATGACGGTTATATGAGTTGTAGAGAATAAAAGAAAGGAAGGTGAAACAGATGGATTTCGGTAAGGCTTTAGAAGCATTAAAATCAGGCAAGAAAGTTCTCAGACTTGGTTGGAATGGAAAAGGTATGTTTGTTGTTTATCAAAAAGGTTACCCTGATGGTATTCCTTGTAACGTACAGACAGCCAAAGCATGGGGTATGAATGAAGGTGATTTATTCAAATGCAACCCATATTTACAAATTAAGTGTGCAGATGGTAGTCATTCCATGTGGGTTCCAAGCATTAATGACATTCTTGCAGAAGATTGGCAAGTAATTCAATAGAAAGGCGGTGATCCACCTATCTTCCAACTATGGGTTAAATAGTATGCATCCACATAGGGTGCTTTTTTATTGTCAAACAATCAAATTTGTCAGTAAAGACGTAGAAAATCGTATTGAAAGGATGGAAATAAAAAATGAAAAGATCAGAACTAGAAGCAATGGGGTTATCCAAAGAAAATGTTGACGCAGTTATGAAAATCAACGGTGACGATATTGAAAATGCAAAAAGTACAACCGCCACTGAAATGACCAATCTGAAAGCTGAAAATGATTCTTTGTCAAAGCAGATCAAAGACAGGGATACACAGCTTGAAGAATTAAAGAAGTCAGCGGGTAACAATGAGGATTTGCAAAAACAGATTCAGGAATTGCAGAATACCAACACACAGTTGAAGGAATCTCATGAAACAGAAATGCAGCAGATGAAATTGGATGCAGCAGTCGAAAAAGCATTAACTGATGGTGGTGCTAAAAACATTAAAGCAGCAAAGGCTTTATTAGAACTCACTGATGCTAAGTTTGACAAAGATGGGGCTGTAAAAGGTTTACAGGAACAGATTGACAAGATCAAAACAGATGAAAGTTTAAAGTTCATGTTTAATGAACCTGATCAGACCACACAGCAGAAGCAGACCTTTACAGGTTTTCAGCCAGGCACTTCAACAACCGTACCTAATTCTGCACAGGCGGGTTATGAAGCAAGACTTGCAGAAGCAAGAAAAAATGGTAACCAGTTAGAGGTTATCAAAATCAAACAGGAAGCATTTGAAGCTGATGGAACAGTTCTAATGTAACTAACAAATTTATTTATGAAAGGTTAAAAGGTGAAAAATATGCCACAGGTAACAGGTATTGGTACAACTTACAATCTTCCGAACTATGCGGGGGATTTATTTACGGCTGATCCAACACAGACCCCATTTTTATCAATGGTTGGTGGTCTGACTGGTGGAAAGCAGACAGACAATTATGAATTTGCAACAGGCGTTGTTTATGACTTACCGGATGCAGCACAGCCGGGTATTTCAGAACAGGCTTCTGAAACGGCACCGGCTTCTTTACTGGTAGCACGTGAACAGGAAACGAACGTTGTTCAGATTCATCAGGAAACTATTGACTTGACTTATGCAAAGCAGTCAAATAGCGGTAGATTATCAGGCTTAAATACAGCCGGACAGTCAGCAAACCCTAATGATGAAAAGGCTTTTCAGATTCAGCAGAAACTTGTCAAAATTGCAAGGGATGTTGAATATTCATTCATTAATGGTACTTACAACAAAGCAACTGCTGCCACAGAAGCAAATAAAACAAGAGGTATGATTGAACTTTGTACATCTGCATCCGGTACATCCATTGCAGCGGGTACTACACAGTTAAGTAAAGCAATGCTTAATCAGTTGTTCAGAGAAATGGCAGAAAATGGCGCTACGTTCAACAACATGGTTCTGTTTTGCGGTGCTTTGCAGAAACAGATCATCTCTGATATTTATGCAAGTCAGAACGGTGCAAATTTACCGGCGACAAGAAATGTTGGCGGTTACAATATTACTGAAATCGAAACAGATTTCTTTAAGATGGGTGTTGCTTGGAATCCGTTCATCAAGAAAGATGCAATTTTACTTGCTGATATGGCACACATTGCCCCAGTATTTCAGCCTGTACCGGGTAAAGGTAACTTCTTTGAAGAACCACTTGCAAAGGTCGGTGCTACCGATAAAATTCAGATTTATGGTCAGGTTGGTCTTGCTCATGCGCCGGCATTCTTACATGGTGCAATTACAGGGCTTACAATTGCATAATTAGAAAGGTCAGGTGAACTATTATGTTTACAGTAAAAAAGAAAAGTTTGACACCCAATATGATTTGGGATGCTGAAAATAACAAACCCCTTTGCAAATTCGTCAAAGGGGTTATTGAAACCAACGATGAAGAATTAGTTGAAAAGTTAAAGGAACTTGGTCATGAGGTGACAGGTGAAGCAGATGCCAAATCCATTGATGAAATGACAGTCAAGGAATTAACTGCATATGCGGCAGAAAAAAGTATTGATTTGGGTA